TCTATGCATAATGCCTTATGCAGGTAGCTCTGAACCAGTGCAACAAACTAACTACATTGATTACAAGACTTATTCTCTCTATCTATTAGACTTTAACTATAAAGAATATAAATGCTTATTAAAGCTCTATGGTAAAGAATCAGCATGGAATCCATTAGCTGTTAATGGTAGTCATTATGGTATTCCTCAAGGCAAGAGTGAGTGGCTTAAAGAACAGGATGGTTGGACTCAAGTACAATGGGGCTTAGACTACATAGGCCATAGATATGGTGAGCCATGCATTGCATTAGATCATTGGAGAACTAAAGGGTGGCATTAAGAGATGCAAGCCATAGAGAGCTTGGATTACAGAAGTGGAAAGACCAGCGCCTTAGAGTGTTGAAGCGTGATGGTTACATCTGTGCATATTGTGGTCAAGAAGCTAATCAAGTAGATCATGTGATTAGTCGCAAGGATGGTGGAAGCCATGACCTTGATAACTTAGTTGCCTGCTGTGCTCCATGCAATAGCAAGAAGGGTGCGCTCAATGAGGGCGTTTTTTTAGGCAAGAGGTCTACCCCCCCTGTCTTTTCAGGGCATATCTACCCGATGCAGTCCGAGCCGATGCTGGACAGTCCTTTTACAGTCCGGCCTAATCCGAGTCAATGACAACTAAGCCCAAAAAGACCCAGCCGCTACGAGGGGCAACTCAACCGAGGATTCACAGCCCACTTCTCAAAGGCAAGTCCAGAGCTGGTGAAGTAATTGAAATGGTCGAGCGCTTAAAGATGGACAAACTCATGCCATATCAGGAGCATGTCCTTAAACAGATGATGATGGTGGATAAGAAAGACCAGTATCGAGTCAAGACTGCCCTGCTGCTTATTTCGAGACAGAATGGCAAGTCTCACTTAGGCAGAGTGCGTGTCATCTGGGGCATGTTTTATGGCAACGAAAAGAAGCACATCATTATGTCCTCTAATAGAGCAACTGCCCTTATGACCTTTAGAGAAATCGCATGGATCATAGAATCAACTCCAGAACTCAAGGCTTTGACTAAGGCAGTGCGTTATGCCAACGGTGGCGAGCGAATAGAGCTTCTCAATGGTGCAACCCTTGACCTAGTATCAGATACCAGAGACTCAGCGCGTGGTCGCACTGCTGACTTCTTATGGATCGATGAAGTGCGTGAAATATCCGAGGACGGGTACAAAGCTGCAATTCCAACCACCAGAGCCCGCGCTAACGCCCAGACATTTTTAACATCAAATGCGGGTGATGCATTCTCAACAGTCCTCAATGGCCTAGTTGAACGAGCCAAGGATTACCCGCCTGAGACCTTTGGCTACTATGAGTATTCTGCCCCACAGTATTGCAAGATAGACATTAGATCAGAAGCTTTTTGGCGTGATGCTGTAGCACCAAGTAATCCTGCTCTGGGTTACACAGTGACCAAAGAATCAATCGAGGAAGCAATAGCAACTGCTCCTATAGAGACTACTCGTACTGAGACTTTATGCCAGTGGATTGATTCCTTGCAAAGTCCTTGGCCTCATGGCATTCTTGAGGAGACTAGCGATAACACCCTAGAACTATCAGTTGGGGCTTATACTATATTTGGTTTCGATGTCAGTCCTTCGAGAAGGAACGCATCTTTAGTCGCTGGACAATTACTTCCAGATGGAAGGATTGGCATCGGAATTATGGAGACTTGGAGTTCTCAAGTCGCAGTTGATGATCTAAAGATTGCAGCTGCCATCAAAGGCTGGTGCGACCTTTATAGACCACGCCTAGTTTGTTATGACAAGTACGCGACTCAATCCATAGCCGATAGATTAAAGCAGGCTGGAGTAATGACAGAGGATGTCTCAGGCCAGCAGTTCTATCAAGCCTGTGGCGATTTATTGACTGGATTGGTGACTCATAAGGTCGTTCATAATGGGCAAGTCGAACTTGTCCAACAATTCAATAATTGTGCAGCTAAGGTCAATGACTCAGCCTGGAGAATCATAAAGCGCAAATCCGCAGGCGATATAAGTGCCATTATTGGAGTTGCAATGACTGTAAGCAAGTTAATGCTTCCAGCACCTAAGCCTCAGATTATTACCTAGACACACCTTAGGTGGTATGTCAAATACTTGACATGTGCTACCATTTATGTCTATGGGTCGCATCTTGCAAACATTCGGTCTCCAGTCTAAGCCTCTATTAGAAGCTCAGTCTGCTCCTCAAGTTCTTGGCGAGTATTCACCTTATGCCATGCCTTTTCAGTATGCCTTTGTTAGCAGAGAAGATGCTCTCAGTGTTCCAGCATTAATGAGATGCAGAAATCTTTTAGCGGGAACTATTGGCGCAATTCCAATGGAGCTATACAAAAAATCTACTAATGAAGAACTTGGCTCACCTGCATGGTTAGAGCAACCTTCTTATTCACAGCCACGATCTGTAACGATTGCATATACAGTTGAATCGTTGCTTCTATATTCGCAGGCCTTCTGGAAAGTGGTTGAGATTTATTCCGAGGATGGCCGACCATCTCGCTTTGAGTGGATTGCTAACAATCGCGTAACTGCAACGCTTGATAGCACTAACACTTTTGTAAAATCTTATGCAGTTGATGGAATGACTTTACCAATGGACGGCTTAGGAAGTTTGGTCACATTCCAAAGCTTGCTTCCTGGAATCTTAACTACTGGCATTCAAACAATCCGCGCAGCTATTGATGTGCAAAAAGCAGCAGCGGTCTCAGCTTCTCAACCAATGCCGACTGGGATAATTCGGAACAATGGCGCTGACCTTGATCCTAAAGAAGTTTCTGGATTATTAGCTGCTTTCAAGAGCGCAAGAAATAATCGCTCTACTGCTTATTTGACTTCTACTCTTGAGTATGTTCCTGTTCAATTTTCACCTAAGGACATGATGTACGGCGAGGCAATTCAAAATCTTGCCACTGAAATTGCCCGTTTATGCAATGTTCCAGCAATCTATGTATCTGCTGACCAGAACTCCAGTTACACATACAATAATGTTCAAGACGAGAGAAAACAGTTTCTTCAGCTATCTTTACAACCTTTCATAAGTGCAATAGAAGATCGCTTGTCTATGGATGATATTACTGCTCGTGGCAATGTGGTGAAGTTCGATATTGATAAGAACTTCTTGCGCACCGACCCAATGCAAGAACTAGCAGTAATTGAAAAACTACTTAGTCTTAATCTCATTACCACAGAACAAGCAATGGAAATGACTGATCTAACACCTAATGGAAGTCAAGGTATGGAATGAATCAAGTAATCACCTTCTCAGCTGAACTTACAGCTGACTCAGCAAGTCGCACAGTATCAGGCAAGATTGTGCCACTCAATGTTGAAGCAGGCTCAACTAATATGGGCAAAGTTATCTTTGCTTCTGGCTCTATTGACATCACAGACCCTAAGTCAATCAAATTGCTTAGTCAGCATGACACAAAGAAGCCTCTAGGTCGCATGGTGTCATTTAGCGAATCAGAAAACTCAATCGATGCAGTATTTTCTATCAGTCGCTCACAGCGCGGTACAGAAGCTTTAATACTTGCAGAAGAAGGATTGCAATCTGGCTTGAGCATCGGCGCAGAAGTCCTCAAGTCTAAGATTAAGGACGGCGTGACTTATGTATCCGCTGCTCGCTTAGTCGAAGTAAGTTTAGTAACAGAGCCAGCGTTTAAGTCGGCTCAAGTTACTGATATTGCAGCAGAAGAATCTGCTGTAGAAGAATCAACCAAACCAACAGAAAGCGAGACAGCCACCGTGGAAGAAACCACTTCAGCAGTCGAAGCAACACCAGTTGAAGCACCAGCGGTCGAAGCTGCTCGCCCAACTGTTTCAGCAGCATACTTCACAAAGCCACGCATTGAAGTAACAGCGGCTAAGTATGCAGAAAACACAATCCGTGCAGCACTAGGTGATGAAGATGCTCGTCAATACCTACGCGCAGCAGATGACACAACAGACAATGCTGGTCTAGTACCAACACGCCAACTATCTGAAATCATCAACCCATTATCAACAACAATTCGTCCTTCAATCGATGCAATCTCCCGTGGAGTATTGCCAGATGCAGGTATGACTTTCGAGATTCCAAAGATTACAGCAGCACCAACAGTTGCAGATACAGCAGAAGGTGCAGCATTCTCAGATACAGATCAGACAGCAGCATTCTTGTCAGTATCAGTTAAGAAATACGCTGGACAGCAGACATTCTCTGTTGAATTGCTAGATCGTACATCTCCAGCATTCTTTGATGAGCTTGTACGCAACATGGCTGCAGCTTATGCAAAGGCAACAAACGCAGCAGTGAATGCTGCTCTTATTGCAGGAGCAACAGCAGATGCAACAACAACAGTCACATATCCAACAGCTTCAGAGTTGCTAGGTATTGTTGCTCGCGGTTCAGCTTCTGTCTATGGCGCTACAGCAGGACTTCCAAACCCATTTGCTCGCAACATGGTTGTATCTACAGGACAATGGTCAAACATCATGTCTCTTAACGATTCAGGCCGCCCAATTTATACAGCTTCACAGCCAATGAACGCAGGCGGTGTAGTAGCACCAACATCACTCACAGGTAATGTTGCTGGACTTAACCTTTATGTTGATCCAACAAACGCTGGCGATGGCGATGGAACAATCCTTATCGTGAATCCAGATGCATACACATGGTACGAGAGCCCTACCTACCGCTTGCGCGCCGAATCAACAGCCGCAGGACAGGTGACTATCGGTTACTACGGCTTTGGCGCAATTGCGACTAAGGTCGGAGCAGGTGCGTTCAAGAATAACAAGGCGTAAGCCACACTAAGTCGCTCTAGGGGTCAGTAGCCCTCTGACCCCTAGAGTCTTTAGAAAGGAATGGGAATGGCACTTACAACAGTCGCAGAACTCCGTAGCACTCTCGGAGTTGGTACTTTGTATCCAGATGCCACCCTTCAAGAGGTCTGCGATGCTACAGATGCAGTGCTGCTTCCTATGTTATGGGCTCCTAAATGGTTTCCAGTCGCTCACAGTAATGTTGTTGGCACAGGAACTTTATATTTTGATATTCCAGTAAGAGACATTTTTTATGTCGGACAGACTGTAACTATTGCTAACTCAGGCACTAAATACAATGGATCTAAGACAATCACTGCGGTTGAGACTTATTCAATTTCAGTGACTACAACTCACACAGTCGTACAGCCTAAGCATCCTATCGAACCATTCGGCACAGTAACAGGTGAGACTTATACAGACTGGACAACCGACATGGCCATCCAGCAAGCAGCTTTGATGGTATCTGTTGAAATCTGGCAAGCGCGTACTGCGACCCTTTCAGGCAGTAACCTTGTCGATTTCCAGCCAAGCCCTTATCGGATGTCAGCTCAGCTGCTCGCTAAGGTGCGAGGATTGATAGCCCACGCACTAGACCCACGCTCAATGGTCGGATAATGCCTCCAGTTGCCATTACTACACTCAGAACTACTTTAGCGACTGCCCTAGTCAATAACGCTAAGTGGCAGACTTTTGCATTTCCGCCAGCCACGGTCCTGGCTAACTCAGTTATCGTGTCACCCGATGATCCATACTTGACACCTAATAATAACTCTCAGATTTCTATCAGCCCTTTTGCTAATTTCAAGATTGTCATGACAGTGCCACTTTTTGATAATGAGGGCAACCTTAACGGTATTGAGGACACAGTAGTTAGCGTGTTCGCATTACTTGCTGCATCTTCTTTCACCTATAATGTAAGCGCAATAAGCGCACCTAGCGTTCTCAATGCTGCTTCGGGAGACCTTCTCAGCTGCGAGATGTCCGTATCAATTCTAACAAGTTGGAGTTAATTATGTCCGATAACGACAAAGCAAACGCAGAATGGCTCGTGCGAATCGGTCAAACTGCAACAGCACCAAAACCAGTCACTAAGAAAGATGAGGAATAAATATGGCACAGGGAATCGTAAATAAGGTTGGATTCAAAGTAGGAGCAACAGACCCTGCCTCAATCGATCTTAGCGCGTATGTAACAAGCTTCACATTGACTCGTTCTGTAGATCAGATTGAGACCACAGCGATGGGCGATACTGGCCATCGTTATGTTGCAGGATTGCAAAATAACACCATTACTGTTGATTTAATCAACGATGATGGAGCTACTGCTGTATTGCAATCATTGAACACTCTATTTGCTACTAATGCATATTTTAAGTGCGCACTAGATAAGTCATCAACAGGTTCAGCTGCTAACCCATTTTATAGTGGGCTAATCTTGGTTGATACAATTACTCCTATTGCGGGAGATGTTGCTAGTCTAGGAATGCAGAGCCTGACTTTTCAGGTTTCAGGAGCAATCACAGTAGCAACCACAGGTACATTCTAAACAACTAAACAAAGGGGCAAATCATGGCACAGCTAAAGATT